GTCATTATCTTGTGTAGATTCTTGGTCTATATTAAAAGTCCTCGTACTTCCTGTATGGTCTAGATAAAAATAACCACCTGCATACCCATCACCATCATAAGTTACAGTATTATCATTGCCATCAATATCCATGTAATTAGTTGCACCATCTACATCTATAGCTGCTGTAATACTATTACCTCCACCTTGTACAATCCAATCTAAATCTAAGTTAGCTGCTAGTGCAGTCATAGCGTGATTAAGTGTCATAGTGTTGGTATTGCCTGTAACTTGTACATTTACATTAGAACCATCAGCACCAGTAGCATTAGTCTCATCTGTAGACATATTAAAGGTATTGCTATCACCTATAAATGAAAAGTAACCTGTATAGGTATCTGCCCATATATCTCCAAGAAACTTATTAGTAGAACCTTTTTGTAAAATATCTAGTGTCATTGTTGTGCCATCTAAATCTAAAGGTGTCATATTAGATGAACCAGCCGTTGCATCAGCACCACCTATAATATTACCGCTACCACCAACTTGCTCTATATCTAAATTAGATGTTGCACCTGACTGGTCAATATATATTTCATTATCAGCACTTATTAAATGCAAAGATGTAATTAATAAAACAAATCCAACAAAAATTGCTGTTAAAAGTTCAAGAATTTGTTTTCCAATACTCTTCTTCATATCCCTCCTTTATAGTTTGTAAAACTGCTGTTTCTATAGCCATTTGTAGTGCTATATTTATAGATTCATTTTCTACTAGACCACTTTCTATTTCAATAAGTTCAGTCATATTTTCATAAAATCTAAATACATCTGATGATATTGAAGCACTTAAAATAGACTTAGTTACTAAAACTTCTATCAATATCTTTCCTGTACTAACAGATACTGTACGCAAAGATACAGTTACTGAATCTTGTCTATATTCTTTTGTAGCACCTATTCCTAAATATCTAGCTCCTGCACCACCTGATTTAACATTAGATTCGTAGCCTATGACTCCGCCTTCCATTATTAAACCTGCAAAAAGCAAAGGCTTTACCTGTTGCTTCTCATCAAAAGTTTCTCTTGTAGTTCTTATAATTTGTCTTTCTTTAGTAAGATTATCTAAACCTTTACGTTCTACTACTGTAAAAACACCTGAGTGTTTTAATGCTCTAATTAAATAAGCATCAGGTGCTTGTGTTATAGCTGTGCTAAAACTAGCGTACTGACTATTGCTTCGTCTTTGTCCTGTTTGGTCTTTAAAAGAATTAGGATAGACTGCCACTATGGGTTTTCTATCTGGTTTTTCTACATCTGCTAATTTAGTCAGTAAAGTATTTATTTGTGCAGGTTCTACATTTCTTACTGGCGGTATACCATTATCTAAGGGCGGTATTATTAAAGAGCAACTAGAAAGTAAAAGAACCCAAAGGAACAGTAATCTCTGTAGTATTGCCTTCTTCATCTGTAATAATTAATGTTACCTTATCGTCTTCAACTCTATATTCTATTGTATTACCTTCTAATTCTAATGTGCCAAACTCAGAAGCCGTTTCACCAAATAAACTGTCAACTAGCTGTCTAGATAGCTGTGCATAAATTCTTGACTCTAAATTACGAATAAAACGTGCTAGTGTAGTGTTTTCTGCCTCACGTTCTAAATCTTCTTGATAAGCTTTAATCTCTTCTCTAATAGCTTCCTTTCTATTAAACTCTTGATTTTCTATAGTTAAATAATGACTAGATGTGCCTTGTCCAGAAAAACTAGGATTTTTAAATTTGTGTGTCATTTCATCAGCACCAAGTGTCAAAGAAATTAACACAATGTTAGCAAGACCCAATAAACAAATAATAAATAATACTTTTTGTTTTTCCCTACCCATTACATTAAATAAATTGAGTAAATCATTCCAGTTAATGTCAAAAATATTACAGACAAAGAACCTCTAATAATTATCTTATCTAAATGTATAAAATCTTTTTCAAACTCTGCATTTGTATATTCATAAATATATTTATCTCTTGGCATTGGTTCAAATATTACATTGTCTATTGATACAAGTTGCTCTTTTTTTATTTGTTTAATTCTTGCTTTATCCATTACGTCTATCCTGTTGTTGTTTAATCAACTCTTCTAATTCCTTCTTGCTTTTTATTTTTTGATTCTGCTGTTTCATGTCTCCCCTCTTTCTCCCTGACTTCTAAAACAGTATTAACCTTTTGTTGGAGTCTAATCATGTCTTGGTCTAACAATCTTAGTTGGTCAGTTAAACGTATTATAGTTGCTTTCATTTCTTCTACTGAAGGGTCTATTTTTTCTGTAATAGTAGTCCAAACAAAAAAAACAAAATATCCTAATCCAACAACCATAACTACAGGAAAACCAAAATCTGCTATGATTTGTACGATATCCACTAATCTCTCCTAGCGTCTATCTTTCCATCTTCTACAAAGTTTTCTGCCCTTGATATTCTGTCTAAGTCTGGTGCTAGATTTAAAGCACTTGAGACACTCACATCTATACGAATCATGTCATTATTCATTATAGAAGCTCTAGTTATTAACATTTTAGATATGCCTTGTATTGTTTTTATTTCATCTACAAGACCATCCATCATCTGTTTCATAACCATAAAAATAAAAAAACCCATAATCAAACCACTTGCTATAGGCAAGCCTACTTCTGCTATGAGTTCAAATACTTCCATTACTTAGGCTTAAAGTCGCTTTTTGATTTATGACTATTAGTATATAAACCAAACCAAGCTGCTCCTGCACCTACTACTATAGATATCAAACCTGATTGTTCAAACGTAGGGTCAGGTAAATCCATAAACCAAAACGTAGTGTAGTAAAGAAGATACATATACACGCCTAAAAATGCTCTAGGTATTAATCTCCAGCTATCTAATGCTTCTGCAACAAATATAAACTTTTGAAAAGGATTACGATTGTATTCGTCTTCTAACTCTCTGATTCTATCTTTAAGTTCTGATTTTTCTTGTAAAAGTTCCATGAACTTATTAAGGTCTATTTCTACCTCATTTCTATCCATGTCACCACCGAACCTACTTGATGGATATTGTTCATCTGCCATTATTTACTCCTATGTTATCTTTTTTTACCTTTATGCAAACCATGTCTTGCATGTTGTTTGCCTGCTCTAGTTGCTGCTCTTTTTTTTCTATTAGCTCTTGCTAATTTACTTCTACCTTTAGGTGTAGACTTTAATCTTTTTATTTGTGCTTTAGGTGCATATACTTCACCAGTTTCAGAAGACTTCTTGCCACTAGGAGTGGTCCAATCTTGTCCTGTCCATTTTTTTAAACTTCTTTGTGATTTCTTTAATGGCATTATTTACCTTCTTTTTTTCTTATAGCTTCTTTACCTTTTTTAGCAATAGCAGCTTGTTGTGTTTTGCCTTGTACTTTTGCTCTTTGTTCTAGAACAGTAAGTATTTGTATTTTTCTTGCAAAAGGTTTGTTAATTTTTTTTACTTTAGCAACAGTAGCTCTAGCATCTGCTGGTGTAGCATATTTAATACTTACAGTATCTTTAGGATTTTCGTCTGTATATAGTCTTCTGCTGCTACCTTTAGGTTTTTTGCCTGTACCCTTTTTTGGCTCTCTATTCCTCTTCATTATCAAAACCCTCACTATACAAATTATTAAATGTAATTAAAGGGTCTAAATAACTTTCATGCCCTTCAGCAGAATGTATGTATTGAGATGGTGCAAAGTCTGGTGGACCTTCTCCAGTTCTCCATAAAGCAGGGCTTGTAGCTCTGACTCTATTGTTAGGTAAAGCAACTAAATTGCCTTTCCATTCACAATCTTCAGTTATATAAAGAACATGAGATTGTTTATGTTGTGCAGGGTCATCAGCTATAGAATTATCGGTGTAATCTACTGTAAATAAATATTTACCTTGATAAAAGTCATTATTAATTTTACAAATCCAAGGACTAGAACTTACTCTGTCCATAACAACAACAGAATGTTCTCTAGATTCACAATCCCAAGGCTGTGCTAAATGGTCCTCCATAGGTAATGCCCATTCTTCAACAGGAATATCTGCAACTAAAGCTTGTATTGGCATTCTTGCCCACATAGCACCACCATGTATATTAGGCATATCTTCTTCACCATCTATCTCGCAACCTGTAAAAACAACCTGAAAACTTAAAGACCTGTCAGGTATAGTATTGACTGCTATCGCCAATGCGTGAATAAATTCACCATGATATCTTTGATGATTGCAAGTAAATTCTTTTCTCACCCAACATTTAAATTGAGGTATGTTTGATAT